TGAAAATTTTGCAAATGTTGATTCAAGTTTTGGGCTTGGAACAAATAAGGTAAAAAGATATGACCCACTTCAAATGCCGTTACAACTACTGTATGCGTCTAGCGCAGGGGACGTCTCATTGCCATTCTATGACAAATACAAAAAATTTGCAAAGAAAATGTTTATGGGTGACCCAAACTATTTTGTATGTGATTTCAATGCTGATTTAGTTATGAACCATTCTTCAGTTAATGGTGATAAAATTGAATCATATTTAACACAAAAGACAATTGATAAGGCTGTAGATGAAGATCCTGAATTAGCTGATAGAGAGTTGTTTAATAAATTTCGTAAAGGCGCTGGCCAAAATGCGGTTGTGAAAGCGGAAACTCTTGTAAGAAATTCCACTGTGAGAATTCCTTTGCTTTATAACGACACTGGGAAAAAGAAATTTATATTCTGTTATGACCCAGCTAGAAATTTTGATGGAAGCATTCTTAGTATATTCCAACTCATTGACGACAAGGAAATCGGATATAAATTACAACTTGAAAATGTAATTTCAATGGTAGATAAAGAAACTAAAGCAAAAACTCCACTTCCAATGCCTCAGCAATTAGAAATAATTAAACAAGCATTGGTTGATTACAATGGTGATCGAGCTGCTGAATGGGAAAACATACTTGGATTTTATATTGACGCGGGTTCTGGCGGAGGAGGAATTAGTGCTGTAGCAGATCAGTTAATGGAAGATTGGATTGGTTCTGACGCTAAAACTCATAGAGGTATTATTGATCCAGAACACAAGCAATATGAAACTGCAAGGAATAAGTACCCACATGCAATTCCAATTGTGCGATTAATAGATCCTCAAGGGTACAAAAAAATTATGTATGCTTCATTGGAAAAGAATTTGAAACTAGATTTGATTAATTTCACTGAGTACGATGGCAAAGAGTACATAATGCTTGAAGATGAAAACAAAAAAGGTAAATTTATTAATCACGAATTGACATCCAAGGAAAGAATGACATTATTACAGATAAACCTAATGAAAAATGAAATAGTATATATTTCACGGTATGATACTCCAAATGGAGGAGTGCAGTATGAGCTAACAAAAGATAAGCGGAATAAAATGCACGATGACATGAGCTATACTCTGGCAGAGGGCTCATATGCTTTGAGTTTATTGAGACGTTCTGACATGCTTGCTATGAAAAACAATGAACTGGATATGAGAGACGCTCCTATGTGCGTGTCTGCTATACCATTTTAGAAAGGAGGGATTAGATGGAAGAAACAGATTTTGAGGTTTCTTATAGCGCATCAAAAATTGATGATAGTACTGTTTTGGTTACTGCCGCAACGGATAAAAAGGATATTGAGTCTAAATATACACAAATTTTAGAGTCTGCGCTGGATAATTATAATTCTAAGAAGCCAGAGCAGTATTCTGTGTTTTCAACCGACACAACGTCAGCTACATCTCTTACTGTTGATTATGTAGATCAGTTATCAGTTGGTTTGAATTCTAGTATTGATAATCTGCGGACTGCCAATGCACTTATTTTAAGGAATGTAATTGAAGATTCTTTACTTGGTCGAGCATATGAATCTATTGTTTCAAATATTAATACAGATTATAGGCTAAACTACGGAGAAAGTTACAATTCAAAAACGACAGAAGAGCAATGGAAAGACATCAAGTATTTAATTGATTCGTTCAACAGAGATATAAATATAGGAAAATTAATTCGAGATAGCATTAGTATTTCATATCTTGAAGGGAATTACCCTCTATATTTGCGTCTGAAAGACAATGGTGCGGTTATTGACCACTACCCTCTCAATATTGCATATCCATCTGAATATGAAGTCAATGGAGAGACATTGCTTGAGTTTAGTATAGACAATTTAAAAGCAAGGCTTCGTAAAACATACCAAAAGACACGGAAAAACAAAGCAATTTATTTTGAGAACATCCAAAAAGAAATAAAGTCAAATTATCCTTCTGAGATTGTAAAGGCATATAACGACGGAGAAAAAGTTGTCAGGCTGGATAATGATTATTCTGGATGTCTGAAAGTAAATGCTATGGGAAGGCGTTTTGGTGTAAGTCCATTTTTCAGATGTTTAAAGCCGCTAATTGTTCTTAATAACATTGAATCTGCTGATGTTGCTGCTTCTAAGAGCAGATCTAAAAAGATCATTTTCCAGAAATTACGCAAAGAATTGATTGGAGAACATTATGACAAGAAGGGATTGGCAGAACAAGCTCTTGCTCACCAATCTGCTGTAACGGCAATTAAAACAAATTTTTGTCTGTATACTGCCCCTCCTTTTGTTGAGTCTCTTGAATATGTAACAGATAAAAGTAACGATCAAGAATCTGCTACCCTGTTAAAGGCGTATACATCTAAATTAATGACTGCTCTAGGAATTGGATTTGTTGATAGTGAAATTTCTACTGTAACGGTTGCTGATATTTCAATTAATCAGATGTTAAGAACTATCAATTCTATTTCTGAGCAATTGGAAAAGGTATTACATAAGTTTTATCGTGTTTTACTTGCAGAAAATGGTTTCGATCCAGAACTTGCTCCTGAAATTTCAATTACTGATTCTGAGGAGATGGAAGCGTCTCTTAGAAAAGATATGGCTTCGTTTGTGTATACGACTCTTAATGGTTCTCTAGAAACGGCATATGAGTATGTTGGCCTTGACTTTGAGGAAGAAAAGCGCCGTCGCCAGAGTGAAAATGATGATGGTATTACGGATGTCTTCTATCCTAGGGCGACTTCTAATACCACTCCTGGCTCAGACGGGAAAGATGGTAGCGTCGGCTCAGATGATAAAAAGACTACTGGTAGACCTGCTAATAGTAAAAACAAAGAAAAACAGGCAAAAGATAAAGCTAGGAATAAAGCCAAATGAGAGAATACGAAATTAAGTGTCCAAACTGTGGACAGACCATTATTATAACGGTATCGGAAGACAATCCTGACAATATTGGGGTTGCCTTTTTTGATATATCAGATAATTCAGAAACCATTCAAATAGCGCGGTCACTTGGCTATGAGTTTGGCATGAAAGGCGGTGAATGATTATGAATGAAGATCGGATATTTTTATCAAGTCAAGCGATTGATCTATCGGAAACAAATACATATATTGAACTTACAAATAGACTTTGTTATTACGGTGAACCAAACCTTAATGGTGTTTTACTTCCGATTGATGGTGCGCTTGATAAGGCCACTACGCTTGTTAATATGCCAGTTGTTGCAAAATACAAGAGGGTAAATGGGCAAGATGATTTAGGCGGGCATGAAGTTTATGTTGATCCAAGTACGAATGATATTAAATTTGGGACTGAAAATATTGGGACACATTTATCTGTTGAAATTAAAGATGATGATGTAGAAATACATGGTTCAACGAAGACACTTCCATGTCTTTTTGCAACATCTCGTATTTGGGCTAGAAATAAAAATGTTATTAGCGCAATTAAAAGGTTATTTTCTGAGGGTAATCTTACAAGTTCATGGGAAATTTTAACTTCATCTTTTACATTTGAGAATGGTGTTAAAACACTAACGGATTATGTATTTGAAGCTAACGCACTTCTTGGAAGCACTGTGATTCCTGCTTATTCGTGTGCAAAAGCTTTGTCTGTGGCAAGTCTTGAAGAGTCACAGTTACTTATTGCCGAAGCACTTGCTAACGATATAACAATATCTGAAAAAGAGGAGGTAAATATGGATAAGATTGAAGATAATGCAAAAGTTGAGACTAATTCTGATGAGGCTGATACTGAAAACATGAAAGAAACAAGTGAAATTAATTCTGATACAGAAAAGAAAGATATTGCTTCTTTGACTGATTGGGATCTACGGCAGAAGTTAAATGAAGTATGTAGGAGTGCCACTAATAATAATTGGGTTTGGGTTTCATTTGTATTCCCAGCAGAAAATTATTGTTTATGTGAATATGATGGGCGCGAAAGCGAACTTGATTACCTAAGATTCGATTATGCTATTAATGGAGATGTGGTTACGATTGGTGATCCTATCCCATCTAAGCTTGTTGTAACTGTGTCCCAGATTAATAGTGCTATTGCCCAAAGAGATGAAGCTCTAAATAAAGCAAATGAGACGATCCAGACTTTGAAGGCTGAGGTTGAAATTACAAAACCTTTTAAGGAAGCCGCTGAAAAGGCAGAAAAAGAGAGAGTTGAAGCTGAAAAGAAGACCAAAATCGATACTTTAGCACAGTATGCAAAGAAAAGCGGTTTTATCAGTGAGACTGAAATTTCTGAGGATGGAGATATCAAGACTATGATTTCTGAACTTAATGAGGAAGGAATTAAGTCTGTTATTGCTACTCGTTTTATGGATTCTCTTAATGACAATACTGAAACCGCGCAAATTGAGACTGCTTCCGTTGAAACTGAAAATGTTGAAGAAGTTTCTACTAATCTTAATGATGATGACGTTGGTGTAGCGTCTATTGTCAAAATTTTTTTAAATAAGTAATAAAGGAGAAAATGATTATGCTTAGAGATCTTATGATTAATGAAAATCTGGCAGTTGACGCTACTTTTGTTGCTAAAACTGCAATGACCACTGGAATGGCAGTCGTTAAGAATTTTACTGATGAGACTGCGGACTTCCCTTCTGCTGAGACTGCAAGTGAGCTATTCTTTGTACATAAGGAGCGTATCCCTACTGGTATTAGTGCTTCCCTGACTGAATTTTCTGATTGGTATTCTGAGTTCAATACCGTTGCTGCCGGTGAAGGCGTTGTACTGTATGAATATCCCGTTGGTTCTACTTTTGGTACTGATGCTTATGCTACTGGTCTGACCAACACAGATAAAGGCAAGGTTTTGTCTGCTGGTACGGATGGTAAGCTAAAGGTTGCTACTACAACTACAGTCAGTTCCCGCTATAAGTTCCTTGGTCTATATACAGAGGGTACTCATACTTTGGCCAAGGTTTATGTTCTTGAGAATGCTGTTGCGAATTCCTAATTTAATTACTATTTGTTGATATTTTCGTTTGAGCGTCCTACTTCTGTAGGGCGATTTTTTTATTGAAAGGAAGAATTAAGATATGACCAATATTGAAATTGCGGAGCTTGTCAACTCCACTAATATGTATGATATTGCATATAAAACTACTAGAAATATGACTCTTACTGACAATGAGAGTGAGGCATCCGCCATGCTTGATGCTCATTTTAAGGAGATTGGAAAGCGCGGCTGTGATCCTGACCATGAAATTTCTGCTTTTGTGCAGAAGGTTGTGAATGAGGAGATTTATAATACTCCTGATGAGCTACTTGACCTGATTTTTGATCGCGGAACTATTGGTGAGTTTGATGATTTCCAGAATATTACTACTCCTAAAAATACTCTTGTTGCTTATGAGGCAGCTAAGGGTGGCAATGTTCCTCGTAGCTATCTGGATGTTTCCATTCTTACTCCTACTTGGAAGAATCGTCAGATTGAGACGGATATTTCCTATAGAGACATCGCACGTAATGGCTGGAAGAGTATTGCTCTCCTGACAGATTATGCTACTGCTGCGTTTAAAAATTGCATGTTTAGCGATATTTTCTCCACTGTTGATGCTGGCATTACTAGCGGCGCAAACTTTATTGATGCTGCTGGTACTAAGCCTACTTCTACTGAAATGGATCAGATGGCTCTGTACATCAATGACCGTACTGATGCTAATGGTGTGATTGTTGCTTTGTCTAAGTATATTCAGTCCGCTTCTAAGTTCACTGGCTTTGTTTCCAATGAAATTGTTAATGAAGTTCATCGTACTGGTCGTCTTGGTGTTTATGATGGTGTCTCTTTGGTTCCTATTTCTTCTGCTAAAACTCTTGGTAATGGTAATTTGCTGATTCCTGACAAGCGTATGTTTGGTGTTTGTGGAAAGATTGGTGTTCTTAACATGAAGGGTGATATCAGTGTTTACCAGGACACTGATAATAACAAGGAAGTTTATCATTTGATGCTCAAGGACTTTACTTATGGTTATGCGTTCAATGCTACTGCTCTTGAAAACGTTATCAAGATGGATTTAAGCTAATAGAAATTTTACAAGGTTTAGGCGGGGCAATTGCCCCGCCCTTCAGGTATCTATATGAATAGATTGTTTTTCTGCTATTCTGAACGTTTTAAGAAAGCATTACTTGCAAACGGTTTTGTTCCATTATGTACTGGGTTAAATGTGCTTACATTTAAACGGTTTTGGCTTTTTGATGGGACGCAGGAATTAAATGATTATAAGAATTACAAATATCAATTAGAACGAGATAAATTTTAAGGAGATTATTAATGGGAATTCAGAAAGAAAAAACGTATTTGGTTTTGAATTATTGTGCAAATCCAGTTTCTGTTGTGACAAGATATGATCAGTTCATTATGGAGCCATTTGCTGATGGGGAGCCATCTTCGCTTCCTCTTACGCTTGATGAGATTCAGCAAGCAAATAATAATTCTAAATTGTTCAAGACTGGACATTTGAGATTTGAGCCTGATCATGAAGAAGAAATTTATGATATGCTTCACATTCGAGACTGGAAAGATATCCTAACAAATGAACAAATTGAAGATGTTGTGCTTCACCCTACAGCAGAAAAAATTGAGAGCATTTTAAAGATTGATGAACCTAGATATTTTAATAGAATATATGGTGTTTATATGGGCTTGAAAAATGCTGGATATAGTATTTCTAGAAATGTTGACGTAACGATGTCTGCGCGATATAAGGAATTAGTGAATGGTAAGAAAACCACTAATTTAATCGTCAATAAAAAAGAAGACAATTCTGAAAATAAGATTGTAGAACTTGAAGAAAAACTTACTCAGATGCAGCGGATGGTGGAAAAGATCACACCCGTAGATGAAGAAACAAATGTTGGAAGTCCTGAAGATTCTATTTCGGTGGATGAGGACAAACCTACTATTGCCAAGAAAGAATCTACAAAGTCAACAGCAAAGGTGTCTAAGTCTACGAAGACGAAAGAATAATTGGGGAGATGGTTTATGGGTACTTCATATCAAACCATCATTGATGCTTTTTATCGTCGCATAGAAAAAGATAGAGAGTTTTTTAACTATTTCAATTTAACTGATGCTGAAGCGTTGGCCTTAGCAAAAGAAAGATCATTGTCATATATGGATGAGGCTCTTGCTAGGATCACGCTTGAGTGTCAGCCAAGTGTTGATTTTTCTAATAGAGATGACACAACTGAAATTTTTGGATTTAATCTAAGTAAAACCGAAATATTTCTTGTTTCCTCTTTAATGTATCAGTCACATTTAGAGCGTGACATTACATATTTGAAAACTCTTAATGTAAATTATACATCTACAGAGTTAAGGGTATTTGACCCAAGCAATGCACGTTCAACGTTTATGGATATGTATCGGACTGTATGTGATCAAAATGAAGCGTTAATGGATGAATATAAAAATATTGATCGTGTTACTGGTACATATAAGACGGTTAATTTTAATGCGTATGACGATAGTGAGTGAGGTGGATATGTGGTTTTAGATATTAACTACTTTAAAAACATTCAAAATGCGCATGGGTTAGATTCTTCTCAGAAAGTTTTAATCAACGATAATAAGCGGCGTTTATCCTATGACATGGTTTCTTCCATCAATTATAAAGCGTCTGCAAAACGGAATAGTGTATCACAACCGGTAGTAATTTCAGTTGGTGAACAGACTTATAAGAGCGTTATTACTACTATGCCTGGTGATTCTTTGTATTCTGGAGATTTAATAGATAGCGAAGGAGAACGTTGGCTAGTAGTAGAAACAAATACAACTAATCCAATTCAAATTACCGGAACTGCATGGCTATGTAACCAGTTATTCAAATTACAGAATTATAGTACATTAATCATTGAAAAGTACGGCGTTTTTGATGACGGAACATACTCGCAGAGTTCTAATGATAAAATTGTGACGCTTCAGGATAAGACAAAATTTTATTTGCCGTATGACAATGACACAAAGTTTATTTTTGTGGATAAGAGACTTGCAACGGATAAGGTTTATAACAAGTCTGCCGAATTTGAGATGCTTTGCTGGAGTGTAACGGCGGTGAATCCAAAGTCTAAAAATTATATGGCTGGTTCTCATTTGCTTGAATTATCTGTTCAAAGCAGTGCCTACGATGCAACCAAAGACAGTATAGAAAATATGGTGTGTGATTACATCTCTACTTCCGGTGGCGGTTCGACTGGTGAACTACTCCCCTGCTCTATCACTACTGCACGGTCTACCATTGGCACTGGACGTTCCTATACATATGCGGTGACTTTTTATAAGGCTGATGGCGTAACTGTGGATGATACTGTGGTCGCTGTATGGACTGTAAGTCCTGCTATTACAGGCGTTACATCAACACCAAATGGAAATTCTATTCAAATTTCCGTTGCAAACAATGATGATTTAGTAGGTTCTACGTTTGTACTTTCTGTAACTGATAGTGGTGGACTGTATAATACTACTACGTATAAAGTAGAGGTGGTGTGATAAATGGCTGTTCAAACTCACCTTGACGAAATCATCAGGTACAAAGAAACAATAAAAGATATGTTTTCAAAATCTCAAATG